CTCCCACCACCCCCCGCCGCGATCGCGGCGAGAGGTCATGTCGAAGGGGAACTCACTTCCGTGGGTTTTCCCCGAACATGACGTCCCGGTAGGGTCTCACGACCCAAGCTGACTCGAGCGTAACCACATCGCGAGATGTGATTAGAGGCTCTCGCAGAGTATAGTGGCCGAGTTTGCCACTACCTCTTTGCCAAATGCAGGCGTGCTCACAGACCCGAACGAATGGGCCGATGAACAAACCGTTTTCTGGCCAGCTTGGTTCAGAAGACCGCAAATGTAACCAGTGTAGATAAGCTCCGTCCTGGGGTATTTCTACCTCCCTAACAGCATTCCGAAGAACACTCTTAGGGCTGTCGTTAGACACCAAGACTTGATTGGAACTAACCCAATCCACACTACCTCCGCGGAACCGACGATCTACGAGAGATCGCCCTTCTTCCCACACCGAATTAAGGTGCGGAAAGTCGGGTAAATCGATCCCACTAAACGTCTGCGGAACCAGATCAAAATCACCGCTTAACACATTTCGCCGCAACCAAGCGGTTAGGTTGTTAAGCAGTAAAATCAGATTGCTCTGATGATCTATTGGTCCACGAACGAAGAAGGGTGATACATCACATCCTTTGTAGTAATGCTTCCCACAACTCTCGCGGAAGTCTCCCGTACCGAAGCTTTTATCCCGATTAAGGATGAAGCCGAAGTAGTTCAACAACCGGTCAAGCATGGGATACATCTTGACGGGGACAACGATATCGTCCCCGTACACATTGATGTGCCCTCGGATCCTCTTCAGGTAGGCAATCGATCGCATAAGAGCCCAGAATATTAAGGACTCCAGTTCGAAAGTAAAGCCGTTTCCCATAGAGGAGAACATGCTCAGTTCGTGCAACTCCCCGTCGATGTCGGTCGATCTAGACCGAACAGCGTCGAGGCACTCGAACCATTCCGGAGGTAGAAGTCGTAGCACAAGACTAGTGCTAACACTATCACTAGCGCTACTGAGGTCAATTGTCGCGAAAATTCTTTCGCGACTCCCGGTCTCAGCAAGACGCTGATTAACAGTTTGATCATCAAGATCAACTCCTTGATTCTTCAGGCGGCCACGGAAGAAACTTCCAATGGCTTTCTGAGCGAACATGTTCAAATCGGGTTCCTTTGCGGCAACCCGATCGATTTTCGAGTTCTTCGGGACGGTGAACAAAACGTTACCAGGAACTTTCCGGGGATTAGAAACCCCGTTCCATCCCAACTGAAGCCAAGTGTCGGAGGTCTCAAGGGTTTCCTTGAAAACTTCCCAAGCTTCAGCTGTAACATCTGCTTTATCGCCGAATTTCGCCGCGATGTTCCCAGGGCCACGCTTCTGTGAGGTGCTTGCACCGCCAGAAAACATACCTCTCTGGAAAAGATCGCGTGGAGGTGCCAAACCAATGACACCCCGAATGATCTCCGAAGCTTTCGCGAGAACATCCTCGGTATCCAGGCCACAAACAACGGCCGGGACAGCGAAGAGTCGGACGTTAGACTTCGCATTCCGATTTTCCATAACGAGCCATTTCGCAATGGCGGCGTTACGGCGGTCAGATGCGCCGTCCTTAGACAGGACGACATACTTACTGAAGATTTGAC